CAAGAAAGACGAGAGCTTATAGAAAGGTCACATAAATGGCAGTAGTAGTACCAGACATACCAGACCTGTTTGAAGAGGCATATGCAAGAGCAGGATTAGAATTAAGAACAGGTAACGATTTAAGAAATGCTAGACGTAGTTTTAATTTATTAACTATGGAGTGGCAGAACAGAGGATTAAATCTTTGGACAATAGCATCTGGAACTTTGTCACTTAGTTCAGGTACAGCAACATATACTATGCCTACAGATACTGTAGATATATTGGAGCATCAGATTAGAACCGGAACTGGCACAAGTCAGGTAGATACAAACTTAACAAGAATTAGTGTATCAACATATGCGCAGCAAAGCGCAAAGAACACACAAGGCAAGCCCACACAGATATTCGTACAAAGACTTGCTGGTTCTGTAACTGTTACTATGTGGCCTGTGCCAGACAGCGCAGACACATATACTTTATCTTTTTTTAGAATAGTGGGAATAGATGGGATTTCATCTGGTATTGATGGGACAACTACATCTTTTATACCACCTAGGTTTGCGCCATGTCTTGTTTCTGGCTTGGCTTATTACATAGCTATGAAAAGGCCAGAGGTTGCTAATAGAGTAGCACCTTTAAAACAAGAATATGAGTTTCAATTTGAATTAGCTGCAGGAGAAGATCAAGATAGTTCTTCTGCTAGATTTGTTCCTTACAACACTTTCTACGGAGGTTAATATGGGTAGAGTAGAGGCTAAAAAAGCACAAAAGAAAATGATTGATGAGAGAGATAGAAAACTAGCTCTCAAAAAAGGCGTTACTGTTAAAAAGTTAAAAGAAGACAGATTAAAAAGTAACAGAGAAAAGGGCATAGCTGCAGCTACTTTGTTACCATTTGGTGGCGCTGCAATAAAAGGCGGGTCTATGCTTGCTAAAGGAGCAAGTAAATTAAAAAATGCTTTTAAAAGTAAGCCAAAAGCTACTACTACGAAGAAAACTACAACAACTACAACATCACCTAAATCAACAGGCGGTGTAAGATTTTCTAGAAAGAAACCTGCCACAACAACAAAAAAACAAAAACAACAATCAGTTTTAGCTGCTAGAAAACAAAAGCAAGCAGCCACAAAGAAAGCAGCACCAAAAACAACATCTAGAAGCAGAGTTAAGTCTTTTGTTGCGAAAAATAAAAAACCATTAGCTTTAGGTGCAGGTGTGGCTGCCGGTACAACTGCGTTATTATCTGGATCAAAAAAAGCTCCTGCAAAAAAACCACAAGCTATGCCAAAACCAAGACCTAAAAGCATTAAACCAGCCGCTCCTAAAAAAGTAACACAAAATGTTGCTCCTAAAATGAAAAGAACAAATATCACTGCTGGTAAAAATACTGGATTTGGGCCAAAAGGAAATATTTTTCCTTCTAGCGAAAAAAGAAGAAAAGAGCTTATGGAAAAGTATGGCGGAACTGGATCAGCTGCAGCAAAAGCTGCTGCACAGGGAACGCAAGGAAATATGCTTACTAGAGCTGCTGGTGGCCTAAAGCCTGTGCCAGAGGGAAATAAAGGAAAAGGATTGAGTAAGCTACCTACAGAAGTTAGAAACAAAATGGGATTCATGAGAAAAGGTGGTAAATTAACGAAAAAGAAAAGGTATATTTAATAATTGTCGAGACTTATCTGCAACCTGCCTGCTATAAATTTATGGGTTAGGAAAGAATATTTAAGAGATCATGAAGATGGTCATGGTGAGTTTGTAAAAGGTGTATGGATATCTTGTAAGTCTTTACCGGGTAGAGCTTTTTACTTTGAGACATACTTGCCAGAATATGGTGCAATGTTTGACAAATTACCCATAAGCGCTTTTGTAAGTGAGCCTAAAACACCAAATCCTGATTTGCCTTTGTATAATTTACAGTTTTGGAATTGTATGGACTACAATGTAACATGTATACAAAAACAATTTATTGGATCTATGAGTTACGAGGTTTACACAAGAGACGCAGGATCAGTAAAAGGATCGTATGTGGCAACGCTTGATAATTATCATGGCGATATAGATACAGTTGATTTTAGCACTAGTGAAACACCTGAAGAGCATAAATCACATAATATTATAGAGTTAGAAAATGGTCAGTATTGTTTATATCCAAATAACAGAACTAGGATATATGATAATAGCTTAACACCTGCAGAACCATTAACGCCTGATTTTAAAGTTAGTACACATTATTATCAGGTAGAAAACGAGAACAAACTAGAGAGATTTGGAGATAGTGAAGAATATTTCTATAAATCAAAGAAAGAGAAGTAATGCCTTATTCAGTTGGTAAATATGCATATGGTATATGTGATAAGACAGGATTTAGATATCCGCTTAGGGAACTAATACCAGAGATTAGAAACGGTGCTAAAACTGGTATGATGGTTGGATATGATGTTGTTGATCCAGATCATCCACAGAATCATTTAGGTAAATTTAAAACTGATGATACTCAATCTTTGTTAAATGCAAGGCCAGATAGAATAGAGCCTGCAACAGAGAGGCTATTACTGGTTGATCCATTTACAACAGCCGCTGCAGTTGGTGGAAGCACTGTTGTAACGGTAACAGAAAAGGATCACGGGAGATCTACATCAGATACAGTCAGATTTAGAAATTGTTTAGGTTTTGATGGATTAACAGCCGCTAACTTTAATTTAGCCACAGGATATGCTATAACTAAATTAACAGATGATACATATACTATTACTGTTGCGGCAGCATCTACTTCTGGCTCAATTACAGGCGGTGGTGTGTTTGCTACAGTAGGACCGGTTACTTTGGAGGCTTAGATGAGCTTTACATTTGCACAGTTAAAAACAGCAATACAGGATTACACCGATAATTCTGAAACAACCTTTGTAAATCATCTATCCGACTTCATAAAAGCAGCAGAAGAAAGAATATTCAAGAATGTTGATTTAGAGATATTTAGAAAAAATGCTACATCAGCTTTAACAACAAGCGATAAGTTTGTAACAATACCAACAGATTATTTAGCATCGTTCTCATTACAAATTACTACAGCAGGTAGTGAATCATTCCTTTTACAAAAGGACGTCAACTTCATACAAGAAGCATATGACGCTTCATCTTCCACAGCCAAACCAAGATTTTATGCACAGTTTGATGCAAATAATTTTATTGTTGGCCCTACCCCAAACTCCAATTATGCAATAGAATTACACTATTACTATAGACCTGCCAGTTTAACTGCAGGCGCAGATAGTGGTACAACATGGTTAAGCACCAATGCTCCATTTGCATTATTGTTTGGGTCATTAGTAGATGCGTATATTTTTATGAAAGGTGAGCCTGATTTGATACAACAATATGAGAAAAGGTTTATGGATCAATTAACAAGACTTAAAGATTACGGAGAGGCAAGAGAAAATACTGATGCTTACTCTGAGGGTCTACCAAGAGCGCAGAGAACATAGGAGTAGAATATGGCAACAGCAAACGCAGCTACCAATTATCTAGAAAGAAGATTGTTACATTTTATATTTAAAAATAACTCTCTAAGTTTTTCTAGTCCGGGAGATAGTATTTATGTAGGGCTTGCAACAGCAGTAAGTGCAGCGGAAACAGGTTCTTTGACAGAAGCAACTTTTACTAACTATGCAAGACAGCAAGTTCCTGCAGCAAGTTGGACAACAATAGGATCTGATTCTACAGATACACAAACAGCCACCAATACGTCTAATATTGAGTTTCCAGCATCTGGTGGTACAGACAATACGATAACACATGTGTTTATTGCAGACGCAGCTAGTAGTGGCAACATACTTTTTGTTGGACAGCTAGATGCATCTAAGGCGATAGCAAATGGTGATATATTTAGAATTAACGCAACTAACTTAACAATAGAGTTAAAGTAATGGCTTTAGTATTAAACGACAGAGTAAAAGAAACCACAACCACAACTGGCACTGGCACACTTACATTAGGCGGTGCTGTTACTGGGTTTGAGACTTTTGGCTCTGGAATTGGTAACTCTAATACAACATACTATGCAGTTACTCTTCCGGGTTCAGCAGAGTTTGAAGTAGGGCTAGGGACACTCAACAGTGACTCAAGCACAATAGCTAGAACTACAATTATCAGTAGTTCAAATAGCGATAGCGCAGTCAATTTTAGTGCGGGTACAAAAACAATATTTTGCACTATACCAGCGTCTAAGTCAGTGTTTTTGGATTCTGATGGTAATATAGATTTAAATTCTAATATAAAGGATATAGGATTAAGTTCTGCTGATTCTCATGTTGGTACTTATGGAAGCTCTTCTTCGCCTATAAATATAAATGTTACTGTTGGATCTAAGTCAGCACACCCATATCAAGGTGACGGAAGTAGTCAGGCTTATTATTTAAATGGAATAGAGTCACCCGCTTTGACTTTACATGGCACAGATGGCGTCACATCTAACTCAGAGTATCATTATAGATTTACTCTCAGTTCAAGTGATATGTCGAGTCATCCATTTAGACTTTATCTTGATGCTGCCAAAACAACAGCATACACAACAGGTGTTACAACAACTAGTACATATTTACAGATAGCAGTAGATGAAGATACTCCAAGTATACTTTATTATCAATGTTCAAATCATGCGTATATGGGTAACTATGCCATAGTTCTTGGATCTAATGTTGTTAATCATAATACAGCATTAGCTAGTTTTCCTACGACAACAACCACACTTATAGGAACAGATACAACAGATACTTTAACTAATAAAACAATTGATGCTTCTCAACTATCTGGAACCGTAGCAAATGCA